GATCACAGATGGCCGGATGATGGAATTGGTAGACATGACAGACTTAAAATCTGTTGGGCAGTATTGCCCGTGTGGGTTCAAGTCCCACTCCGGCTACCAGCACTCTTAGCTCAGATGGTTAGAGCAACTGACTCATAATCAGTAGGTCACAGGTTCAAGCCCTGTAGGGTGCACCTTATTTAAAATATTAACAAAATGAAGAAAAAATTTAATTGGACAGCATTAGCGGCATGGTCTGCTATAGCGTTCATATCAATGTGGTTATGCAAACAATTAATAAGACTCCTGTTTTGAACAACAGGGAAATAGTTCAGGCAGATGCTTTAGCAATTGCTATAAAAAACAAGAGATGTGGTTTAGGTATATCTATGGGTGTTGGTAAAACACGTATAGCTATTCAACATCTGTGTAAGCTTTATGATCCTTTTATAAGAGCTTTAGTTGTTGTACCCAAATGGTCTGTTAAAGATTCATGGATGCAAGAACTAGAGTTAATGAATAAATTAGAACTCCTTGATCATATAGAGTTTACAACATACATGTCTTTAAAAAAGAAAGATCCTAATGACTATGACATAATCTATCTAGATGAATGTCACTCATTAAAATATTCACATCAGGTATTCTTAGGTCCTTATTCAGGCAGAATACTTGGTATGACAGGTACACCACCAAAAGATAAAAAATCAGAGAAAGGTGAGATGGTGCAAAAGTATTGTCCTATTAAATACCTTTTTGATGTAGATAAAGCTACTGACTCAAATATATTAAATGACTATAAGATTATAGTACATGAGTTAGAGCTGTCTAAACTACCAACAGTAAAGAAAAAGAATAAGAATGGTGGTTTTTGGTGGACATCAGAACAAAAGGATTATAACTATATCAATTCAAGACTGGCTGATGCACAGACTCAAAAGCAAATACAGTTTGCTAGGATTATGCGCATGAGAGCCTTGATGGATTATACAAGTAAAGAGAGTTATGTCAAAGGTATGCTTAAAAACATTGATACTAAATGTATTGTGTTTGCTAATACCCAAAAACAAGCAGACAGAATATGTAAATATAGTTATCATTCTAAAAATCCTAAATCAGAGGATAATTTAGAGTTGTTCTCTGATGGACGGATTAATCAATTATCATGTGTGTTACAATTATCAGAAGGTGTTACAATTCCAAAGTTAAAATCAGGAATTATTATGCATGCATATGGTAATGAGCGTAAGACAGCACAAAGAATTGGTAGATTACTAAGACTTAACCCTACAGAAACAGCAGTATGTCATATACTGTGTTACAAAGGGACTCAAGATGTTAACTGGGTAAATAAAGCCTTAAAATCTTTTGATAAGAATAAAGTAACCTACTATAATCCATTAAAAAGATGAAAACATTATTAATAACTTCATTGCTTATGCTCCTATTTTGGAGCCAAGCAAAACTAAATTCAAAAAGATGATAAAATTATTTAAAATGATGAACCTATATGGTGTCATAAGAGTACTTAAGAATCCAGAATACTATCACGCTAAGTGGGATGGTAAATCTACAAAAAGATATTAGTCATGGGTAAGATGAAAGAAATATTTATGGAAATGGTTGAACGTGAATATAACGGAGACCATGATGCATACATTCAAGACATGGCAAGACAATCTTGTGAAGAGTTTATACATGATGAAGAGGAATATTGTAATAACTGTGATAGATCAGTTATGATGCGCAATGAAGACTCTGCTATATGTGAGGCTTGTGGACAAGAGTATGTCTATGTAGATGGAGTAAAAAGATTTAGGTGATGATTTGGGATTATAATCATGAGGATCTAATTATAGAGTTTCACTATGATTATGAACCGGGAGAGCCTATGATATGGTCTTATCCTAATGGTGACCCAGGTCATCCAGGATCAGATCCAGAAGTTAAATTATATAAAGCCATGCTAGTTTTATCTGATATTAATGATAAAAGAATAAAAGTAGATGTATGGCCTTTATTGCAGCATATGTATGATTTAGATACAGATGATGTAGAGAAAGAAATACTAGAATATCATGAATCAGAATAAGGAAACAAGAATAGTTAATGGAAAAACCTATATATTTACCAATGGAAGATGGGTAATTGACACATCCAAAGTTGAATTAGATCCACATGACCCAGATTATAGTTGGGATTGGGATCTAGAAAAGAAAAGGTAATGAAAGAACAACTAATTAAAGTAGTTAATTTGTTAGAAAAAGTAGAGACATTTCCAGGCACTTCACAGAGGAGCTTGGATGTGGCTATACTTATAATTGAAAAAATAATAAAAGATGAAACACTGGATTAATGAGGGTAAAGAAATCCTCAAAAAATGGGACTATAGTAAGTCTCAAGGTAGATCACCTGAGCAGGTAGAACGCAACTATAAAGTAATGGAATACACATTGCTTAGTGCATTTCTTGCATGGGTTGGTTATGTAATCTACGTTGTTACAAAGTTCTGGTAATATGAAAGACCAGTTATTTGTAGAAGGTAGAATAAAAGATGGAAAGTTACATTTCCCTATAAAAGCATTTCAGATAAAATTTGATAACTTCTTTAAACAGCATGAAGATGGTGCAAGAGTAGAGATATTTATTGGAGTGCAAGACGGTAAAGGTAGTAATCCTCAGTTAGCTAGAATACACGCAATGATACGTGAGATAGCTAATGAACTTGGTTATACCTTTGAAGAAGTTAAATTACAAGTAAAAAGAAGAGCAGGCCTATGTTTTAATAAGAATAACGTAGAGCACTGTAAATCTTTTGCTAAATGTGATAAAGAAGAATTAAACCTGGCTATTCAAGCAGCCATGGAAATAGGAGACTTTAGTGGTATGCAACTAAGGTGATGGTGGATTATCACTACGGTGTGTCATCAATAGAAATATAACAGCTATAACTAATAATATATTGATCACTTCAGAATCAGCTATCATTTAACTATGTTTAGCTTTGAAGAAAGCTCACTTAGTTTAGAATTAATGTCTTGACCTTTGGCAAGCATTGTACCTAATGCAGCAATATCTTCTTCAGTAGCATCTGTTTGAGTTTCTATTTCAAGACCTTGTTCTTTAGCTAAATATTTCATTTGTTGAACAAGAGACCATAGACAATAAACATCTTGTTCCCATTCATCTAATTTAGGGCCGTCTTTAGCTGCCTTAACTTGTTCCTCTTGAGGTAGATCCTTTAATTTTTGATCTAACTCTTGAATAGCAACAAATTTTTTGAATGTATCACCAACAGTTTCAATTTTATCCTCAGCTAATATCCAATTACTTAGAATTTTTTGGATAGCAGGAATGTAAACAGTTGAGCATGAGATACCTGTAATTATTTTAGTAAAGTCATAGGTATTAAATGTTTGTAGTCTTTTTTGTTCACTCATAATTAATTAATTTATAAATCAAAGATACAATAATATATGGAAAATGTACAAGTTGACATCATAAATTTACGTGAGTCACTAAATAATAAGCTATTAGAAAGTGGATGGGAGCGCATGCTTTCACCATTTGTAAATGGATTAGAGTTTGATATAATAATGCAAACTTTAGTTAATAATGTAAACCGTGGTAGAAGATTTACTCCAAAATTTAAAGATGCCTTTAATGCATTCTATGAATGTCCATATGATGATGTTAAGGTTGTTATAGTAGGTCAAGATCCATATCCACAATTAGGATCAGCAGATGGTTTAGCATTTAGTTGTAGTAAAAAAGGTAAAGCTGAAAAGTCTTTACAGTACATACTAAAACAAACCATAGGTGATTATACTGACACAGGAAGAGTTATGTATACACCAGAAGAATGTGATTTAAGACGTTGGGCTAATCAGGGCGTGCTGTTACTTAATACAGCATTTACTGTAGAGGTCAACAAAATTGGTTCTCATTATCATATATGGAAACCATTCACAACATATTTGTTTGAAAATTTAAATAAACATAAAAAAGATACAGTATTTATACTGATGGGTAAAAAAGCAGAAGAGTGGCAAACACTAATACCTAACTGTAAAATACTTAAATGTTCACACCCTGCATCTGCAGCTTATAGAGGCGGAGAATGGGATTGTAATGACGTTTTTAATAAAGCCAATGAAGAGTTAGAAAAGCAAGGAAAACCTTGTATAACTTGGTAAAATTTAGTATCTTTATAAACCCAAAAAAACCAACATAAATGTCTAATAACCAACAAGATATGGACATAAAGAAGTTCAAAAAGACTTTCTTTAATAAGCACAATGTAGAGGTATATGTATTCACTCCAGTAGAGGATGAGTACATATTGTCTCTGCAGAAAATAGATAAGTGTGCAACTAATGCATTTGTAAAAAATAACCCTAGTTATAAATGGATTAAGTCAATGGCCTCAAGAAACAGACGTAGAGAATTTCAGGTATACTATCAAAGTATGTCTCATATTGCTCACATAGCAGGTCACACAAAAACTAAGATAGGGAAGAAATTAGGTAAGAATCATGCATCTATAATAAATGCAGTTAGAAGTGTAGAAAACGGCTTCTATGCTAAAGATAGAAATATGATTCATGCTTATCAACAAATATTAAAAGAGATAATAGAAGATGTGGGAACTATTCCAGAAAATATTAAAAGAAAAATTGACTCCCAACCAAACTCTCATCTTGTTTGGGATGAAAAACAAGATAGCGTTACCACTGTCTAAGCAAGAAGACAAGGATGCATTAGTAAACCTTGGTTATTTAAACTTAGAAGATGACGTATATAAACTAACACCAGAAGCAAAAATGTTTATGGTGAAACTAGATAATTATTTTATAAAAGCTAAGAAGAAGACTGATATACAACTTATGGGTAAGAATCATGTAGATAGAATAAATGCTTATAGAGAAATATTTCCTGCTAAAAAGCTACCAAGCGGTAAGCCAGCAAGAAATAATGTAAAAGCTCTTGGAGAAGCATTTAGATGGTTCTTTGAAACATATGATTACACATGGGATGATATAGTTAAAGCTACTAGAATGTATGTAAATGAATATAGAGATGCTGATTATTTGTATATGCAAACAAGTCAGTACTTTATATGTAAACAAGACAAACATAGAGTAAAGCATTCAACATTAGCTGATTACTGTGATATGATACTGGAAGGTATTAACACAGAGGATGAACACTTTAAAGAAAACGTTGTATGAAAAAATCATCAGATGCTTGGGTTGGGCAGTATGCAGCCTTTAATGAGGCTCTTAAATATATGTTTAAAAGATCTACCGGTGAGGAAAAATCTATATATACACCCTGGCCTAAGTTTAATGACGCAACAACTGATGGTTTAGAATGGAATACATTGACTGTTATTGGTGGTAGACCTGGCTCAGGTAAGACACTTATAAAAGATCAAATAATTAGAGAATCATTTATATTAAATCCTAATGATAAATTTAGAGTATTAGAATTTCAATTTGAAATGGTAGGTAGAACCTCAGCCATTAGAGAATTTAGTTCTATAACAGGTAAAACTTATAAAGAGTTATGTAGTGCAGGATCTATATTAAGTAATGAAACACTAAATGCATGTCATCAGTATGCAAAGGAAAGGGTAAAGTATCCAGTTGATATTATATCTACACCTATGACTGTAAATCAAATGCGTGAGCAAATTGATAGATATATGACAGCACATAAAGGTATCAATACAATAATTACATTAGATCATAGCATGCTAGTTAAGAGAGCACCATATCAGAATAGCACATTAGATATGTTATTTGAGCTTGGTGAGTTCTTTACTCAATGTAAGAGAGACTATCCTTGTTTGTTTATATGCCTATCACAATTGAATAGGAACATAGATAACCCGGATAGAGCTATAGATGGTAAGTATGGTAACTATATTCTTGAGTCAGATATATTTGGCTCAGATGCAATGCTACAGCATGCTGATACTTTAATAGGTATTAACAGACCAGCAAAGCAGAAGATTAGATACTACGGTCCAGATAGATATATAATAGAAAATGATAGAACTTTAGTTCTTCACTTCTTAAAAGCCAGAAATGGTGATGCACGCATGTCATTCTTTAAAGCAAAGTTTGAGCAAATGCAAATAGAAGAAATGCCTACACCCGGCCAACAAGAAAGAAGATGATAAATACAAAGAATATAAATAGAGAAATTATGGGACTAACTCCAGCAGAACGTAAACAGAAAGTTGCAAAACTTAGAGAAGAGCATGAAGATTACTTTCAGACAGAAGGTAAAATAAATGCACTATATATACCTAAGATGGCTTACAGGCCTACAGGTAAAGATGAGTTACATGTTAGTTTCTTTCCAAGTGAAATGGAAAAGGAACAAGATATTTACACAGAATTTGTAAGTATTGATTATGACTCAGAAGATCCTAAAAGGACATTATATTTACACAAACACAATCCTCATTGGAAGGAGGAGTATGAGCTTATTACATCTAGCTCAGGATTTGTAAGACATATAATTCCTGTTAGTGAACTTAAAGTTATCAATGATGTAACAAGCAGAGGATCAACAGATGCACCTGCTATCATTGATTTTGCTAATCCAGATTTACCAAATCCAGATGATCAAAAGATTGAGGATCCTTTGGTAGCTAAGCTAGAAGAAATCAATCAAACGTTAAAACAATTAAATCAAACATTAAGTAAATTAATTAAGTAATGGCACAAAGCGTATTAGTAATTGCTGATTCAGGTACAGGAAAGTCAACCTCAATCAGAACATTAGATCCTAAAGAGACTTTCATTATAAATATTGCTAACAAACCTTTACCGTTTAAAGGATACAAAAGCAAGTACACTCAAATTAGCAAAGAGAATCCTAAAGGTAATTTAACCTCAGCATCAAGTGCTGCAGGAATTATCAAGGCAATGAAACATGTTAATGATAAGATGACAGACATCAAAACAATTGTTGTTGATGACTGGCAGTATATGAGTTCTTTTGAGTATTTTGATAGAGCTAATGAAAAAGGTTATGATAAGTTTACTCAGATTGCATCCAACTTAGCAATGGTTGCAAAGCTTCCAAAAGATCTGAGAGATGACTTAACTGTAATCTTTTTGACTCATTCAGAAGATTCAACTGATATTAATGGGAATAGAAAAATTAAAGCTAAAACTATTGGCAAAATGATTGACAATGCTTTAACTTTAGAAGGACTATTCTCAATTGTATTGTTTGGTAAAGTAAATAAAAATGATGATGGTGAACTTGAATATGGTTTTGAAACACAAAACAATGGAGAGAACACATGTAAATCACCTATGGGTATGTTTGAGGAATTTTTTATTCCAAATGACTTACAACTAGTAAAAGATTGTATTGAAGAATACAATAAGTAAAATTAATAATTATTAAAAAAGTAAATTATGTTAAGTACTAAAGACATGTCTGCCGGTAATGGCGGAACAAAACCAGTAATTGGAACAGGTAATCACAAAGTTAAAATTAACTCTATTACCTTTGATCAAACACCATATGATGCAGATGCATATAATATTACACTGCACGTAGAGTCTGAGCCTGTAGAAGGTGAGTTTAATGGCTTCTTAAAAGACATGAACAATCCTAATGGCCCACGTTATGAAGGTCAAGTAGGTAGAGTTAGATTCTCACCATATCCATATAAAGATGCTACTTTATCTAATGGTAATGAGATTAGCCGTGATACTGAAGTTCTAAAAGCTATGGTATTTCTTGCTGAAGTTGTAGGAAAAAGAGCTGAGCTAGATGCTATTGAAGCTAATACTATTGAAGACTTTATGATTAAGGCTGCAAAAGTATGTTCTAACACTGGTTATATTAATGCATGCTTGGGTGCACGTGAGTGGGAAAACAAAGAAGGTTATATAAATAATGATTTGTTTTTACCTAAGAGAAGTAGAGCTGGTGTGCCATTAGAAGCACTAGATACAGAGAACTCTAATCTTCTTACATTTGATAGAAATGATACTAATCACTTCCGTCCTATGGTTAAGAAAGAAGCTGCTGCAACAACTAGCTTTGAGCCAGTTGGAACAACAGGAGATGACTTTGATTTATAATATAAACCAAAAGAGTGGGCTCAGTGTAATGCTGGGCCCATTTCTTTTTCTTACATTTGCCTTATGTTTAGCACTAAGAACTTTGTAATAGAAGGTTCAGATGTTCCTAGCACATGGGTATTTCAATACTATTTAGACCTACCAGAAAGACTAACAGGTCAGGATATAAAGATTAAATCTATCTTTAATCCTAATGAGAGAACACCAAGCTTTTGCATATATGTAGATAAATCTATAATGCAATACAAGTTTAAAGATTTCTCTACCGGTAAAAGTGGTGCTAAAGTTGATTTAGTTAAGTATGTACTTAACCTCAGCTTTTCTGAAGCCATGAGAAGAATGGTAAATGATTACAATAAGTTTGTAAGAACATCTGACTATATAGAAGACACTAATTTCATCCCGCAATCTAGATGGGAAATTGATTTTATAAAAGTTAGGAGTTGGACAACAGATGATAAAGACTATTGGTTATCATACAGAATAGGTAAAACAATACTTGATGCCTATAATGTAAAACCAATAGAATATTATAATCTGGTAAAACAAGAATCAAATGAATTAAAAAAGCTGAAAATAGGTAGTAAGTTTTGCTATGGTTACTTTGACAAGAATGGTGATGTATATAAAATATATCAGCCCCATAGTAAAAAGCATAAGTTTTTTAAAGCTAAGCAGTATCTGCAGGGCATTGATCAACTTAAGTACAATCAACCTTATTTAGTTATTTGTTCATCTTTAAAAGATGCAATGTGTTTAAAAGGTATGGGATATAACATAGAAGTTATAGCACCAGACTCAGAGAATACTATGATAAAACCACACGTCATTCAGCATCTTAAAAAGAAATTTGATAAAGTAATAACTTTCTTTGATAATGATGAAGCGGGTAAGCATGCCATACAGAAATATACTGATGTATATGGTATACATGGTATACATCCTACTTTATGTAAAGACATATCAGATGCTATGAAACAACATGGCTTTGATGAAGTACATAAAATGCTGAAACCTTTGTTGAAGAATACTTTAAACAAATAATTATGAAATGGTTTATACCAGGAAATGTACCCTCTAGTAAGAATGGAAGACGTTGGACAGGTAAATACTTTATTGCAAGTAAAGCTGTAATGAATTATAGAAAAGCAACTAAACAGTATTATGCTGATTATGCTGATGAATTCAAAGCTGAAGTAGCAAAGTTAGATCTGCCAGTTAAAGTATCATTTGAATTTATAAGAGGTAGCCGTCATAAATTTGATTATATAAATCCTGCGCAAACAGTGCAAGATGATATGGTTAAGCACGGTTGGATTGAGGATGATAATGCTGAGTTTATTATACCAGCATTTGAACAATATACTTATGATAAGAAGAACCCAGGAGTATGGATAGAATTAATTGAGAATGAAAAAAAAGATAATAACAGTTGAAGAATTTTTCAGGTTAAAGCAAATGTTTAGTGGAGGCCAAGAAGATAAAGAACTTGCATGGGAAATATTTGATAATACATATGAAGACAAAATAATACTAAGTCAATTGATGGCAAAGGCTCTTATGTTTAAGAACCGTCAACAATTTATTGATGCAGTTAAATTTGAATTCATTGCTGATTCTAAAAAACTATATGCTTTTATAGAAGCAGAATCATTTAATCATATATATATGGATATACTTAAAAAATTACTAGATGAATAACATTCAAGATTTGGTTGCAAGAACAACCAAGAGTTTAATATTTACTGAGCCCTTTTACGGGCTCTTTTTAATTGGTATCAATAAACAATATACAGAACAAATACCAACAGCTGGTGTAAGTAAACATGGTATTGGTATGCAGTTAACTATAAATCCTGAGTTTTATAAAAACCTCAGTGAAGATCACAGATATGGATTAATTAAGCATGAGCTATTGCACATTGGCTTTGGTCATTTAATTATGAGAGATCTATATGCAGATCATAAGCTATTTAATATAGCTGCAGATTTGGAAATTAATCAGTATATAGCAGAAAGTAAGTTACCAGAAGGCGGATTACTGCTTAGTAGCTTTCCTGAATTAAATCTTCCTAAAAAAGCAGGTACAAAAGTTTATTATGAACTATTGGAACAAGCACAACAAGATGGTACATCTCCATCTCTAGATAACTTAATGAATCAAATGGATGGTAATTCACAATATTGTCATGCCGGTTGGGATGACTTTGATGATTTATCAGAAGCAGATAAGAAGTTAGTTCAAAAACAAATTGAACATCAACTAAAAGAATCTGCAGAGCAAACAGTAAAGAAACAAGGTAATATACCGGGAGAGTTTGCTGATCTCATTAGAAGGTTGATGAATGTAGAACCACCAAAGTTTGATTGGAAAGGTTATCTAAGAAGATTTGTAGGAAATTCTAGCGTAGTATATACAAAAAAGCTGAGACGTAAATACAATAAAAGATATTCAGCTAATCCAGGACTTAAGATTAAATTCAAGAATCACATACTTGTTGGTGTTGACACAAGTGGATCTGTAAATAATGATGAGCTTAAAGAGTTCTTTAGTGAACTTGCATAAACAGCGTGAAAGAATTTAATCCTAATAAGGATTGGGAAATACATGGTCGTGGTGGAACTAGCTTCCAACCAGTAATTGATCACTATAATGAAAAGAAGGGAAGATATACCGCCCTTGTATACTTAACAGATGGTGAAGCTTATGCACCAGAAAACTGTCCAACTAATACCTTATGGGTACATAGCAGTGTTTCTAGTATAAATGAAGAGTTACCAGGATTAAAAATAAAATTAAATTAATAGAAAATGGCACAAGTAAATTTAAACATTGATGAGCTAAAAGGATTTGTAAATCACATTATTAACAACAACAGATACTTACAGGAAAACGGTAAGAACGCTGTATCAGTAGAAGTTGTAGGTGAGTCAGGTATTGGTAAGACTTCTACTATTGTAGAGCTTGCAAAAGAGAATAACCTAAACTTTGTAAAACTTAATTTAGCACAGATAGAAGAGCTGGGTGATCTTGTAGGGTTTCCTGTAAGACAGTTCCAGATGTATAAAGAAAAGAAAGTCAATGCACCAGCAAAAATAGATGACATCTCTATGGTTACAGCAGCACAAAGAGCTGCCGGATCAAGTTTAGCAAACTTAAATCAAACCATCACCAAAAAAGTTGGTATGTGGGTTGATGAACTTGCCGTACAAGAGTATCTAAAGAATGGATACAAAATGACAGGTAAGAACAGAATGTCTTATTGTGCACCAGAATGGATAGCTGATAAGAAAGAAGGAGGTATTTTACTTCTTGATGACTGGAACCGTGCAGATACTAGATTTATCCAAGCGGTTATGGAACTAATAGATAGACAAACTTATATTTCTTGGACATTACCAAAAGACTGGCACATAATTTTAACAGCAAACCCAGACAATGGAGACTATATGGTTAACAGTGTTGACGCAGCACAGAAGACTAGATATGTAACCGCTAACTTGAAGTTTGATGTTAATGTATGGGCACAATGGGCAGAGGGTGCAGGAATTGATACTAGATGTATTAACTTCCTGTTACTTCACCCAGAGTTAGTCACACAAGAAACAAATGCAAGATCTATTACAACATTCTTTAATGCAATATCAAGCTTTGAAAGCTTTGAAGATAACCTTGGTATAATCCAAATGATTGGTGAAGGTAGTGTTGGAGATGCATTTGCTTCTATGTTTACAACCTTTATTAATAATAAGCTTGATAAGCTTGTTACACCAAAAGATCTCTTGCTTCATGACAATGAGCAATATATTCTTAATGAATTGAGATCTTGTATTGGTAAAGATGATACTTACCGTGCAGATATTGCATCTACATTAGCTACAAGACTTGGTAATTATTCTGTAGTATATTCTCAAGATAATACTATCAACCAGAAAATTACTGATAGACTTAAGAGTTTATGTACTGCAGATTATTTTACTAATGATCTGAAGTATTTAATTGTACGTACAATATTTAATGGTAATAAAAAGAAGTTTAACAAACTAATGATGATCCCTGAGATTGTCAAGATGACAATGAAGTAATATGGCAACAAAATCCGTATATCAAGATTTTGATGCAGATGCTTTGAAATACTTTGGACTAGAGGCTGACCCATTTTATGGGTTGGTTTCTAGCTCTATGAGTATTAATAAAGTATTGTGCACTCAAGATCAAACAACATATGATAAAATAAACAGTATATTAACTGTCCCTACAGAAGATGGACAAACTTTTAGAACCAAAAAGAAAGCTTTCATACTACCAAAGTGTAATGTATCACAAGATAGATTGAAAGCTGCTCTTAAAGAGCATGGTATAACTGTAACAAACAATTATGAATTAGCTGATCTAGTTATAGGTCATAATGATATAAGCACATACACTTATGATGAATAAGTTGTGGAACTATGAGACAACTCTTGGAGATAGTAATAGTACTGGTGTTTTAAAAGCAGTGGCTGATTCAGGTTTAGAGTGTATAGTGACACCACAAATTACAGATCGTGTAAGGTACTATGATATAGACATGGAAGAAAGTTTATATGATGTCTGGATGCTTACAGGTATGGCTATTAATTTAGCTCACCTTATAGATACAACAGATCTAACTGTTGTTGACCCTGAGACAGTATTACATTCATCTGCTAACCTCTTGACACTTGATGAAACTTTGCTAGCTGATTTAAAAGCACAGCTTAATTCATACAGTGATGATAAGGCCTTAGCTCTTAAAATAGTTCCTACTATAGACTATACTAAGAATTTACATTTAATGTGGCAGCTAGCACAAGAGAATCTAATTTTAGATCATTAATGCGTAAAAGTGCACAGGATATGATCTTATGGTTAGAAGAAAAAGAATTATTAAATAAAACTTACTTTAAATATTTAGAGCCCATAGTAAGGCAAGAAATTTCTATTCACAATAGAGATTTATATGTGTTTAAAGTTTCAGTTAAGAAAGAATATCAAAAATATTTACAATGAAAAAAATATATAGCTTAGATACAGTTTATGAAAAAATCAAAGGAGGACAAATGTCCTCTGGAGGTATAGTTTTGGGTGAAGACAGGCAAGATTATTTCATGGGTTTTAGTAATTCATGGGAGTTGAGTGAAAAAGATATAGTAAATTTAAATTTACCTAAGATGGAGCCGGGTTCTACAATAGACTTGCAAGATAAATCATTATATAGATATCCAAAGTTAAGTTTGCCAAGACAAAAAGTAGACTTATTAAAGGAAAAATATAACATGAAAGTTACAAGGAAAGCAGATGTTGCTGATATACATGTGATATCAATACCTTTTCTTAGAAACTTAGTTTCTTTTACTTGGGACACTTGTATAACATTGCCTGATTTTTTCAAGGCATGTAAAAAAAGTATTGAAGAAAATCTATTTACACAAGATGTGATAGATGAATTAAGCCAGTGGTTTAAGGATGCTGATAAAAATTCTGTTGTTCACATAAATAGATATAGAGGTTACTATAACCAAAATACTATGATACAGGATTGGGATAATAAATTTTCTGATATATTAAAACAGTGTAATACAAATACTGAATATAACAAGTGCATGTATTTACATGAGACAAAAATAGAAGATTATAAAAAGCTAGTCAATTGTACCGCTACTGTAGCATATGATACAGACATTGTAAATGTTGTTGACTCTGAGTTAGCAGTAATTGATAATGATCAATATGATACTATAAAAGCAATGATTACCAGCAGTGATAGAGATAACAGATCTTTAGCTGTTGAGATGCTAGCTAATTGTAATATTGAAAAATCATTTGATGTAGTATCCGGTCTGTACTGGTGGCATTATGATTGGATTAAAGATACAAATAATTGGAATACAGTTAATGTAAAAGCTTTAAGATCAAGAATGAAGGCATATGAGGGCGGACACAATACTAATCATATATATGCTTTTAATGCTTATTTAAAAAGATTAGCTCAGGATAATAAATTAACTAGGTTTGCAGTAGATAAAACAAGAAACAAACTGTTAGGTACTTTGTTAGATCAAATGGTTGGATCTAAGTCTGAAGTATTTAAAGTTCAGTTAGAAAATTTGTATATTGCAGATGAAATAGAAAGTATGATAAATGAATAGAGATTATAAAAAAGAGGAGGAGTTTTATGCAGACAAAGAGTTTTGCTTTAGCTACTCCTCTTTAAATAAATTATTATTTTCCCCATTCTTATTCTATAAGGACTATATACTAAAAGAAAGAGAGGTTAAAACAGATAAGCATTTAATAGAAGGTAAGCTTTTACATTGTCTGTTGTTTGAACCTGAGAACTTTAATAATAAGTTTAATCTTATGCCTGGTAAAGTACCAACTGATTCAGTGAAGAAAGTACTAAAAGATATGATTCTTCATACAGATGCGGAGACACTAGCAGATTGTGAAGACTTTGTAATATTAGATTCACTTAAATCTGTTAATCTATATCAGTCTTTAAAAGCTGATGAGGCAAGATTATCTAAGATAAGAACAGAAGATAATGAAAGCTATTGGAGGTTCTTATCTAATACTGATAAGGATACTATAGACCAGCAGACATTTGATAGGGCTAGTGAGCAAATGACTATCCTTAAAAATAATGATGATGTTATGAGTTTGTTTAGCAGAGAGTCAACAGACTTTGAACTTGACACTTATAAAACATATGCAGAAAAGTATTTATCTTGTAAACTAAATGATATGCCGTTTGGCATCCATGGTTATGTAGATTACTTTACTGTTGATCATGAAAAGAAAGTTGCTACTATATGTGACCTTAAAACAACAGGTAAAACTGTTGCAGACTTTAAGGAAACTATTGACTTTTACAACTATTGGTTGCAAGCCGCAGTATACTGTAAGCTTGTGTATGAATATTTAAAAGACAATAGAGATGATTACAAAATAGATTTTAAATTTGTAGTTATTGATAAGTACAATCAAGTGTATGTATTTGATGTGAGTGAGCAAACATTAGCTGCTTGGGCTGATGGTTTAGGAGGTACTCTTAAGGTTGCAGATTATCACTATAAGAACAGAAACTTTTCATTACCTTATGATTTCTTAGTAAATAAGATTAAATTATAGTATGGGGGTTTATACAGAATATTTTCAAAAGAGTAAAGTTTTTCTTTATCCATTGTTGGAATTAAGGAAAGGACTAGCACATGTTCCTAAGCAAACTTATATTGCTTGGGAGGATGTGTACTCTGTTGAAGATAGAATGTTTTTATGTGTATATAAAACTCCTATGAATGAAAGCTTTGAAAAGTTTATGATTAAAAACATATTACATAATAAATACTTTGAAGAGCACATACAGTTAGATACTAATAAACAATTAATTGTATTTAATTTCAATTCAATCAAGTTTGATT